AACCATGCGATCACCCTCTTGCATGCAGGCTGAACATCCACGACTCTGGAACGATGGGTACGGGATGCTGGTTTGAGACGGGAGAAGATGGACTACTACCACCATTGTAGAATGGGGTAGTGCAATGCGGGGAGAGTGCCCACATTGAAACACACAACTAGCTGACTGTCAAGTACACCGTGCTGCGGCCAGTCCACTATATGCTTAACGCAATTTAGAACGACATCGATTTATATCAAACACCACCATGTCAGAAGCATTTACCGAACACGAAGGGGACCTTACTTCAACCACTCAAACCCTCGACCACGCTATCGATGCGCATCACGCGCAAAACGAGCCAGATGACTCCACAACCGCCTCATCAGCGGCTGAGGAGCCATTGAACATACAGACATCCAGTATGGGGGGATTTACCTCATACGAAATAGCACATCGCTACTTCCCTGTCAGCGCGACGGCGCGACAGATAGTCACACGCTTTCTTCGGAATCCGACTGCCTCATACTATAAGTTAATTAAGAATTTATACGTAGGAGCCATGTCTACGGAAGTTTGGCTGCTGCCCAGGCATTTAGAAGACTTCAACCCTGAGACTTACAGCTTCGAAGAGCAACCAGACATCGACGAAAACGAAGACGAAGACTTCACCACGATTGGGCCACGCGTAGCTCTGCTGCAAAAAGTCAAGACTTTAGTTCGACCATGCTTTGTGGACTACACTAACATACGTGGCCCTACGCTTGCTCTCGAGCCTTCAGTCATTACTGAACAGGTTGGCGCGGAGTCGATCTTGGTCTCTAAACTCTTCCATGAGCGATCTCGTCAGATAATCGCCAAGGTCGGAGCCACTTCAGAGGCTATCTCAGTTCTGAATAGTGCACTAAACCATGGAGTAGGAACTTCATTGGCTGGGCCACTCTGCACTCTCTTGACTGCCTTCGCTACTAATCTCGACTCACTAAGTCAGATGCATAATAGTGAATACGTAGCTCCTTTGAAGATCGTTTGTCACAGAGACACCTTCCAGAGCAGCTGGCGTAGTCAGGCGTCTTTTTCAATATGGATTTCATCCGGATGGTTCACCACAACACAGAGCCATTATATTGAACTGACCGATGAGCTGCTCCATAAACCAGACCAGGCTGCGCTTTGGTTGTTCGCACTAACATTGCGACGTGTGGCGTTCCACACACTGCATCTGTACAACTGCCCGATAGAAGCGGAGTCGATCACAATCAGTGGATCAGGCGAGATAGAGGTTGTCGATGGAGAGTCGCAACCCAACTCTCAATCAGGAGCAGACGCCTCGGATTTAGAGGAAGAGTCACCTCTAGATGACGCATCGCAGCCCGATAGCGTTGATGAGCCAGAAGCAAGCGCAGAAGATGTGCTCTGGGCTGTCACATTAGCATCACGCCTTGCCTCACTTTATGGGCATGTAGATCATCCGTTGGATGTGCCTGTTATGGAACGAGCACTCGGACAAGTGCTGCGCTGGGCTCAACACCTAGTTGCTGGATCTGGAAGCATGACAGCAGCTTACAAACTAATGGCTTTAACCAGCTACACGAAGTTCTCTGAATGCGAGAGTGACGAAGGCAAGAAGTGTCCTAACATACATCTGAACTGCTTCAATGCGACACCTGGCTCGACCATTGCTGAGTGTGGGCCAGTCAATCCGTTAGTGTTATGGGCTTACATGAACAAGATGATTGCCTTAGATCCAGGAGAGGAGCCATTACCGCTCAACACAACGTCACATGGCGTAGGCATGATGGCTACCATGTTCAACATTGCTATGCGAACACATAGTGAGCTTGCGACCTCAGCTGTTGGACTTGACATCTACTACACACTCTGTGCTCTACCAACTACACGAGACAGTGAGTTGCGCTTTCACCATCAACAGCTCGCACTCGGCGCCATCGACTCTCTAGCGCCAGTTCTAACCGGATCAGGCATAAGAGTCAAAGTCGGTGATCCTGACACACCGGTCTCTCAGCTGTACTCAACGCTGATCGGCTGTTATGTGAGAGACAAGCTCTGTCTAGCGACTAACACCATACCGCTTTGGCTGATCAGTGTACTATCGGGTGAGACACAAGTGGTGCCCTCTCGTGGTGATGTGTCTGTCTCAAGAGTGGTAGCACCGCCTCCTGTGACTGGCGACAGTCTAGATGACATGGCTACTGAGACAACCAACCAAAGTGTCTTTTGGACTTGGGGACAGGCCTATCCACGATCACCAGACCTGTACACTTACATTGATCGTAGGTTTGACAAACCATCTATGCTTTGTGCTCGTGCATATGTCCACAACGACGTCTACAACATGGACACATACGATCAGACTGCAACCATGATGATAGTTCCGAAGCACTACTTGTACTCAACTGAAGTGCGAACTTTTGCCTTAACACCGCATGATTGTACATCTGAGTGCGTCTCGCCTCTCACTCATATGCGCATTCCACAGGGAGCAATCCCCGTGCGCGATCGTCCTCCAATGATGTTGGGCGACGCGACTTCCCTCCTCAACTCTGCTTTTCGCCGAGATGTGGATGGAAGCCACTAGAGTACAGACTTCTGTGCCGAGAGTTGGAATTACTGACAGCGGGCTAGAAGTCCTGCGACGCTATATCAATTATCCCTGGTTGCCGGGGCCAATTGTGGCCGCGCAGGAGCTCGCTGACTTTAAAACTACCATTCTTTCGGCTGAACCCGCTCCCTGGGATGAGAGCTGGTTCAAAGGACTACAGAAGAAGTACAGATCACCAGAGGATAAGTCCAACCTCTGCCCACTAGCAACGGGCATCCCAAGGCAGCAGATAGGCTTAGCCTTATCTTTGCTGCCAACCACCACCCGCAACCAAGTGACTAGCACTTGGATGCACCTACACCTACACACACTCACAAACGGGCAGTTGTTCGTCGCTTTCAAGACGCTCGGCGACATTGCCAAACATCACGGCAATTTACTCTTTCCAGGGTACTGGACGTGCATGGTTGACTGGAACTTGCATTTTGGAGCCGAACCTACAGAGGGTGCATCAGATGAGTTCGCTGACTTGATCGAGTCATGGGTCAGCACCCCCAAACCAGAAGACGCGATCGGATCAGATCGTGACGTCATGATCATGCGTGGCTTGGACCGGCTTGAGTCAGATCTTGGCAGACCTAGTACGCCTGGGGAGACTCTAGATGACTTCTTGGCTTCTCCATCGTCTTGGTTAAGCAATGGGGCTTCTGACTCGAGAAAGTTAGAAGGCACTCGTTCTACTAAGTTTTCAACTTATGCAGTTTCAACAGATGCGCAGTTGCGTGTAGACATGTTTGATCCGGAATGCCCACACTATCGTGTTTTTGATAAGAGGGAGAAAGGCAAACATCGCAACTTGATCAGCTCACCTTGGTCTCTCTTCCTACAGATGTCATTCGTAGGACAGCAGGCAGAGAGTCGCTTCAAGAAAGTAGTCCCAACTTCACTG